AGGGATACCGTAGCCTCCTATACTTACACCGTATTCGGGCTTTAGCCATAGACCGGATTCAAGAGCCTCAAAAAGTTCTTCACGATAGACATGGGCGGCATACCTAACTTCATACTTTTCATTGTCGGGATAACTAATTGTTGCGGAAATAACTTTTCCTACATTTGCTTCATTCACGCCACCGTCTGTGTTGCGCTCAAAGCCAACATCTTTTGCTTTAGGATGGTTAAGTGTTAAATCGGAGCCTATCATTTGGTCAAGAACTTTTTCTGCACCACGCTTTGTGATGGCCCACTTATTTTTGTTATAACCTTCATGGAATGCTATACCTTTAATTTCAAGAATGTTTTTGCCTGTCGATGCTTCGACTTTAGCAACTATTTCCTCAACACTAATTTCCATTGTGACATTTACGGGTTGACAAGAGCCTGCAACCATTTCTTCGCCAATAGGACATGACCCAGCCGTAGCCTTTTTGTCTTCGTCTTTGTAATACGCTTTCTTAGGAATATCTTTGCCTTTGTTTTTACTCATGTATTCTTCATGGGTCTTTCCAGGCATGAATACTTTTTTGCCATCTTCTTCATGGGAATGAAAACCTTCTAATCCCATTTCTTTTGCTCGGCTTGCCGCTTCACCCGGATTATCAAACACATCTTTTCTAATCATCTTGGCTTCAACGGATTCGCCGCTACAACCACAGCCACAGCCACCTTTTTCTGCTTTGACTTCTTCGATGCCTTCAATGACCTCACCTTCGTTAGCAGACCATAGTTCATCGTAGGATGCTTCTACTTTGTTAGTTGACCACTGTCGGCAAGACCAATAACCGGGTGTGGTGCGGTCTTTCTTTTCGGAGCATGAGTGGCGGTCACGGAATGCCTTGCGACGCTTAGGGTCGTCACGCTTGATTTCCATGTTTGGGTCGCCAAACCGTACAATAACGACTTTGCCGCTTGAGTTCTGCACATAAACAGCAAATTTTTTAGGTCCGCCTTGTGTACGGAAAGGCTTGTTAAGAGTCACCTTCTTACCTTGATATTCTGCGGCTTCAACGGTTTCTTCTTCTTCATCTTCGTAAGATGCTTCCTTACTAAACATTGAGTTGCATACAGCGGCTCGTTGTGCGGGATTTGGGTACTTTTCAGCAGTCTTGCTGTCACCCATACACCTGTCCATATAATCGTCTTTCGACTCACCTTCTCGAACATCGGGCATGATACTGCGACATGTGAAGTGACTTTTAATCCATTCGCCAAATTTGTTGCTTTTCGTTTAAAATATCTTCATAAAGTGACAGTGACATTATATCTTGAACATCGTAGTATGACTGTACTTTGGTATATCCAAGAGATACTACGGTTTTAACAAGTGTAGACATTTTTATTTTCTCTATTGGATTTAATACAGTCACCTTTGATAAATTACGAAGTACAGGAGAGTTATTTCTTTCATTTAATAAAAACGGATGATATTTGTTTTTACGGTATTTTTTCTTAACATAAGTGTTTCCTACAAAAGCAAATTCTTCAAGAATTAAAGAGCCTGTGTAGGCTATTGGTTCATCATCAACAAAAAGAACCCAATAGTCCATATTATCAAAAATTTGTGGGTAGCCTTTTTCGCTTGGAAATGGTAAGTCTTGCCAAATGGATTCAAGTTCTTTTCTTGTTAAACATTCAACTATCATTTTTACCCCATCTTTTCCAAGCAAGCCTTCCTACAAATAACCAAAAAACAATTTCACAGAATATTAAAAAGAATGCACCAAATAAAGCCCATTCCATAAAATAGCCTCATTTTTCTTTTTGTTTTACAACAGGTTGTGTAGGAGCAGACATTTTCATTCCGGACTCGTATTTTTTAATTTCGTGAACATGGTCTTGTGCAGACTTTTCCAAAAACATCTTGTGGTCATGTTCTTCCGAATCACGGTCACGCTCGTGCTTAAGTTCTTGTGGAATGTTGTCGATTTCAATGGTTTGTTCCGATTCCCACATACGAAGAACAGTATTCATTGCTGGACCTGCAACACCACCAATAATGGCAATAAGAGCAATAAATCCATCCAAATTAGCAAGAACAACATCGGGTTTCCATATACCCATACCCACTACTGCGCCGCTTGCAAGAAGCCATAGGTAAATTGCAGGTATTACAGTACGCTGTACCATTTTGTCATTAAACGAATTTGGATTTTTTTTACTCATTCTTCATCCCCTCTTGTTGATTTGTTCTTGGAAGTTCCCCTGTTTTACCCTTTGTCCCTTCCTTACGGTTAGTACCTTCGGTTTCCGGTTGCATGCCGATAAGTTCGAGTGTTTGATTAAGTGTTAGGATGCCTGCATCATAACCAAGAACTGCTCTTTTCATAGAGTCCATAGGCGATTCTTCTGCAATAGGTTCAAAGTGGAACTCCGGCAAATCTTTCATCTCATGCTTTATTCCCTTGAGTTCTAATTGTTTTGAAAACAACTCCATAACCCCTTGCTTAACGATTGATTGAAGACGAGAGATAGCCGTATTAGCCCACATGTTTGCGTTGTAGGTAGCGGCAAAGGTTGAACCTTTTTCTTGCCCTGCGGCTACACGAGGGACATGCAGAACGGCGGCTACATTGGCACCAACCATGTCAAGGAAGCCGCTATTATCGGGAATTGTGTTTTTGAGGTCAACATGGTGTAATGTGACATAAGAAGGTAGGATTGGCATTTGGTCGCCTCGCAATCCTTCAAACAACTTAATCACTTCATCCATAATAATTCCAAGCCTTTCTTGTTGCTCGTCGGGGTCAGTAATATGTTCGATAGCGGATTTGTCAATCGTAATGAATTGCTTTGTTAGCACATCTTCAAGAGCGATACGGTTGTTCATTGTGTTGTACTTAACACGCACTACTTGTTCAAGCGAAGAAAATCGGGATTGGCCCCACACACCATAGGTTTGACGCAATTTTGTGTCTTCGTACCAATTGCTTCGGAAGTCGGTTCGGAAGTGGACAATTTCGCTACGAGGGAATACCATAGTGTCAATGCCCTGCTCTCGCAAGATGTAGAAGTCATTTGTCATAATTGGACTGTTTTCGTCGGCTGTAAATGGTAGTCCATTTGCCCCACGGTTGTCAACAATAGTAATCTGTCGAATAGGAAGGCTTTGAATGTTGGTGATACCTACACCGGTACGACCAACTAATTTGTTAATGTCGTTGCCATACACTTGTAGATTGCGTAGTGCGTTGATAAGAAAGTCGTCAAAGTCAACACGGTCAACCATTTCCATGATTGCGTTGCGTATTGAGCCATTCTTAGCCTTCTTGTAGTCAATGCGGTAGTTGTTAGCGGTAAGTGATACGCTTCGTACAGCACCATTGAGTTCGGGGTCTAACTTGACCATGTTGTCGTACAAGTCAAATTTGTTAAGAAAGTTCGATTCCTTTTGGAACTTTTCTGTTTCGGAAAAAATATCCGGCAAACCTGCGGCAACCGATAGTGGTATATTGCTACCGACACGATGAACGACTTTTTCTTCGGCGACGGCGTTGCGTCGGAACCTATCAAAGATACCCATGTTAGGGGGAGATGTGGGATGATTTATGAAGGTAGCGATTTATTTTTGTTTATTCTTTCTTTTTTTACAAAAATAATTAAATCGAACGACATATATCGGTTTTCTCTAATTCTTTTATTGTTTCAAAGGCGTTTAAGAAAAAGAAGTAATAAGCAATATCAGTTGGGGCATAAAACATCTATGAATAAATGAAAGAATAGTGTGTTTGGTCTTTCAGTACACTGTTTTATTCTTTTTGTCGAAGTGAAATCAACAAAAACATAAATGTTCATAAAGGGGTTCCTCTTGGCTTAGATTGATGAGAGTCAAAAGCAACTACGGATGGGATTTAATTGCCGAGCATTATGATGCTGATGCTTCTGTAATGTCATTAGCAAGAAAATTAAATTCTTTAGACCCTAAAAAATCAGTAAAGGGTTGGGAAATGCTAATTTATCGCTACAAAAACAACCCTCAACCTATTGACAAAATTAAAGAAACCAAACCTACCATTGAATCTGTTAAACAGTCTTATCACTACAACGCTGTTGAAGACGAGTACCATACCTTTTTGCGAGTGGCAGACCAAATGATTTGCGTTAGTGGTGACAAACACCGAGCAATGAAAGAGGCATATAGCAATATGGTAGGAAAGCCTTCGTCAATGAACGAAATTTGCAGGCAATTTGGCATTCCTCGTGCATGGTTTGATGAATACCGACGCCGACATGGTTGGACACATGACATGTCACCATACACTGATGAGCAATTAGCAAGTACAGAAGTCGAAATGCTTGTTGATGATTTGGTGACAAAAAGAAAACACCAACTACATAAGAAATTTGAAAAAGCCAAGTGGAAGGCTATTGAAGAGTCTGCTGAAAAGTACAATATGTTTGAGGAAAAAATACTCAACGAGTTCATGCAAATTGTCCCTAAAGCACCTGCAAGCACACCACAAATGGCTATGGTTGAAGATTCGTTGGAGTATGCTCTTGTTATCAGTCCTACCGACTTTCATTGGGGCAAGTATGGCTGGGTTGACGAGGTTGGAGAAACATACAATTTCGATGAGGCAAGAACTCGATTAATGGAAAAGACCCAAGAATTGATTTGTCGCCTTCCTTCTCGACCGGAAAAAATTATCTTGGCTACCGGTAGCGATTGGTTTCATGTTGATACTGATGCTGGTACAACAACAAAAGGTACACCTCAAGATATGTGTGGTAGTCCCGCTGAAATCTTAATGACCGGTTGTAAAATGGCAAGAGAACACATTGAATTGCTTAGACAAGTTGCTCCTGTTGAAGTAGTGTTCATGCCCGGAAACCACGATAGAATGTCAGCGATTGCTTTGATGATGTACCTAAGTGCCGCATACGAAAATGCAGAAGATTGTGAAGTGATTGTTAGCCCTTCCACACGACAATATGTTCAGTATGGCAACAATTTGATGGGCTTTATTCATGGTGATGGAGCAAAGAATCTTGTTGAATTGATGAGCAATGAAAAAAGAGAACTTTGGGGTTCTTGTGAACACCACACTTGGTTCCACGGTCACTTGCACCATCGACAAGTTGTTGAAAAAGGTGGTTGTTTAATTATTCAACTGCCTTCACTTGCAGGGCATGATAGATACCACGCTCGGCAAGGCTATACTACAAGTATTGCTGGATTGTCAGCACATATACTTGACAAAGAAAAGGGTCTTGTTGGAACGCTGTTCGCTCCTGTGGAGGGTCAACATTGACAAATCCACAAATCAAAAAGTTAAGAGAATGTCAAAAGTGTGGTCATAGATGTTATTCCCGTTATACTTCTCACAAAAAGTGGTGTAAGGAAACAAAAAAAATGGTGTACTGCGGTTGTTTAAGGGTGGTAAGAAATGAAGCGTGAACATGTTGTTTGTACGGCTTGTGGTTGGGAAAGTAAGTATCTTTCTCAAGCAAAGGCTTTTACGAGAATCTGTCCGTATTGTGGCTTACGCACTTTGCGACCTTGGTGAAATTATGAACATAAAAAAAGATATTTATTGGACTTTTCCGATTAGAATGTATGTGATGCCAAATGTCAAGAATTAAACAAGCATTAGCGTTTGAACGAGCAAGAAATGATGTTTCTTATTTTTACCGATGGCTTGGCTACTCTTGGGGTAATCACATCGGAGAATGGATGAATATTTACACTGAAAGGAAGGGAGCGCATGTTCACCGTGTTTGTATTATTGCTCCGAGAAGTCACTCAAAGAGTACGACGCTTGGTGTAAAGTTGTTGCACATGTGTCTATTTCAAAAGTTCAATGGCAAACCTATGGACATTTGGTTGTTTTCTGCCAGCCAAGATACAGCAGTTCGACGGTTGGCTGAAATACGCAAGGATTTAACAAGTCACAAAGAGTTGGCTCGATACATTGACCCCAAAAAAGGTGGTAAAAAAGAATTATGGCTAAACAACGGGGCAGTAATTCGTTGTTCTTCCGTTGGCAGTGCTATTCGTGGCGACCACCCTGCTGTTGTTGCACTTGATGATGTGTTGCTTGATGCAAAGAAAGAGTTGAACAATGAGCAGTTGCGTCATTGGTTGCGTAAAGTTGTGATGCCAATGCTTGACCCCGGTTCATTCCTATATTGCGTAGGAACTCCAATGGCTATGACTGATTTGTACCACACTGAAATGCTTGATAATGACCAATGGAAAACAGGCATTTGGAGTGCTATTCCTAATTGGGATGAAAACAAACATGAACCGGAAAAGTTAGAAGCCCTTTGGCCGGAGTTCCGACCGCTTGATTTCTTGCTTGAACAAAAAAAGGTGACAGGCGAGTTAGAATTTGCACAAGAATTTCTATGCAAGGTCATTGATGATGAAGCGGCTGTGTACCCTCGTAAATTTACACGAGCCAATATGGACTTAGAGCAAGTGTTTGACAAGGAAAAGCGTGATGGTTGTAAGTATGTTATTGGTTTTGACCCGTCACAAGGATTAGGGAAAGACTATTCTGTTTTAGTGGCTGTCCGCCAAGAATCCGATGGTTCTTTGTGTGTTGCTAACATTTGGAGAAGGAATGACTTTTCCCCCGATAGGCAGGCTGACATGATTGGTGAGTGGTGTAAGAAATACAGCGCACCACTTGCGGCAGAAGATGTAGGGTTTCAGCGATTGTTCAAGTCCTTGTTAGAGGCTAAAGGTATTGGTGTTGAGTATCGAGAGTCAAAGGTTAGCAATAAAGGTTTGAAGCAGGGATTGCTAAACCGATTGAGGGTGTGGTTTGAACGAGGCAAGATTCAATTCCCTTATGGCGACGATGCAACAAGACGAGTCGTTAATGAAATGTTAGAAGAATTGGAGTCACATGCTTGGAAGTCCGGCGACATTGTTGATACGGGTAAGCACAACGACTTGGTAATGGCTTTGGCACATGCTATTGACCAATTCTCCTTTAAATCCGATACTGTTCCTTTTGCTGGCAGGTCTATGGCTAAAGGTGCATGGCAAGGTGGCAAGTCAAAAAGTCGTGGTCGTGGCGGTATTTTCCGAGCCGTCAGTAGGCGTTTATAAAGAAGGTTTTGAAAAATTTTTCTGCGAATTTTTCGAGGTACTAAGCAACTGTCGGTAGGTGGCGGGCGTCGATTTTTGGAGCCAAGACCGCCGCAGAATGACCCACACCCAAAACCGAAACACCCGTTTCTTGGTGTCATACATGGCCTCTACGGGCCGTTCGTGGGTGCTGGGCGGCATGGGTACCACCGGCCCCCTTTGCGTGGCTTGTAGGGGGGTCTATGGGCTTAATTTCGATTTGAGGTTGAGCGAGGCAGGGCGGCATCTGCTCAACAGGCTCGCAGTACCCCGTTTTTGGACAGAAGACTTTATGGTCAAATACTGAGTCGTTAATTTTACCGAGGCAAAATTGGCCCGGTTTATGGAAGTGAAAAAATGAGTGAAAAGAAGAAGAAAAATGAAGCAAAACAGAGTGAGGTGCTTTTGGGCATCTGTCGAAAGTGCGGTGGATCGACCGGACCATGGGGAGCCATGATGAACGA